CAAGATGCGTGACGCGATGGCCTACTTCCATCGCGTCCTCCAGCGGCTGGAGACGTGGCTGAAGGGCAACCCGCAGGTCAAGGTCAGCCCGGCCATGCAGGACTTGTTCGACCGCATGCACAGTCCGCAGGTCAGGGAGCAGGCCCTCCAGTCCAACCCGGTGCCCTTCGACGCCACGTCGGAGGCCATGCATCAGGCTGCTCGCCAGTCGGTCATCGACGCTGAGGACGCGGCCTTCACCAACGTCCAGTTCCGGCGCGGCCGGTCGTGGGGCGAGCGCTCGCTCAACCACCCGTACTTCGGGCTGTACCCGTTCTCGTACATGTGGGGCAAGGTCGTGCCCGAGATGGTCCGCATGCTCGCGGTCAACCCGTTCGGGCTGCCCATCCCCGGGATGCTGGAGGGCTCGACGCCGGGCCTCGGCTTCCTCAATGCCCAGCGCACGTGGAGCGCGGTCGAGATGCAGAAGGACTCGGACCCCGAGTTCCGTGAGTTCATGACCGACCCCCGGAACGACAAGATGTTCCGGGCCGCTGCCATGTTCCTGCCCGCCACGCCGTGGGATGCCCCGGCCAACTTCCCGTTGTGGTCGCGTCGTCTGGCCGAGTGGGGGCTGGAGAGCCAGCAGCGCGAGGAGGAGGGCCGTCAGCCGAAGGGCTTCGACCTGTTCAAGACGGCCAGTGACGTGACCTCGTACGCGTTCGGGCCGAGCGCCACGCTGGACTGGCTGTCGGACATCGCGCGCATCCCCGAGGCTCCGGCCATCACCCAGTTCACGGAGGGCACCGAGAGCAGCGGCACGGGCATGGAGGGGCTGGGCGCGAGCGACCTCGTCCTTGGCCCCACGGGCGCGGTGCCGTTGGGTGAGACGCTCCAGCAGAGTTCTGCCCAGTTGCAGCAGAACCTGTCGCCGTGACACGATGGGGTCTTGACGCCACGCCGTGACGCCATCACATTGAGGAGGCACTGAGTGAGCGAAGGAACGCCAGACCCCACCATCGATGGTGGCGAGGGAACTCCTGCGGATGACACCGCAGCAGGGACCGGCCCCCAGACGGTCGAGGAGGTCGAAGCCTTCTGGAAGCATCGTCAGAGTCAGGCCGACAAGGCCCACGCGGCTGAGACAGCGGCGCTGAAGGCGCAGATGGATGCGCTCAAAGCGGCCCCTGTAGCGCCAGCGGAGGGTGAGTCCCCTGAGGCGGCACGGGTCAGGGAACTGGAAGGACAACTCCAGCAGGAGCGCACGGCTCGTCAGGCCGTCGAACTCCGCGCCCGTTATCCGATGGCTGCCACCGTCCTTGGCGACTCCATCGCGGCACTGCCGGAAGAGAAGTTGGCTGCCATCGAGGCAGGCTTCGACACGGCGGCTGGCTCCGGTGGTCCGCCCATCATCGACCCGAACTCGGCACCGCGACGTGGGGCAGCGAACAGCCCGACCGCGAAGCCTGTCAACGAGAAGACCAAGGACGAACTCCTCGGCGACCTGCGGCGGATGGCTCCGGCCTATCAGCAGGCCCTCAGGGAGGGACTCATCGACTGAGAGGGACCTGATGTACGAGCAGTTCTGGGCGGATTACCGTCCGGCGAACGCTCGCGGTGCGCTCATGGCCGGGGTTCCCGGCTACGTGCTCGCGCCCCATGCGTTCACGGGTGGCAATCAGGGTGGCGGCACCACCCAGACGGGACCGGGCACCCAGCCCATCATCCCGTCGAACGAAGGCACCCTCGGGGCAGGCATCCCCGGCGTCGCCTTCACCGACGCGGCCCGTGCGGCCACGTACGGGCTCAACGCGGACTTCGCGAAGGTCGTCACGGCCCTCGTCGTCCGCAACACCATCGACAACCTGCGGGACGAGGCCGTCTTCGCGCAGGAGGGCAACGCCTACCTGAAGGCGACCCATGTCCCGGGCACGAACCAGTTCGTGTACACGGGCTTCAGCGACCTCGGCCCGGCGGTCGAACTGCTGGAGGGCATCCCCCCGGAGACGGAGAAGATGCTCTTCGACACCTTCGCCTTCGGCGGGAAGCAGGTCGGCAAGACGACCGCGCTGACCGACCTCGCTGAAATCTTCTCGCCGTTCGACCTCTACGCCAAGGCGAGCGAGAAGTTGGCGTGGAACGCCATCGACTACATCGAGACGGTGCTCGCGGCTCTGGTCAACACCAGCCCGGTCATCGCCATCACCGCGACCGGGTACGCCGCCGGGCTCATCGAGTTCTACACCAAGTTGGTGCGGCGCGATGTGCCCAAGTACCCGGACGGGACCTACCACGCGTGGGTCACGCCCGAGACGGGCGCGAAAATCAAGGCCGAGACGGGCGAACTCGGCTGGACCGACACCATGAAGTACGCCAACCCCCAGAACCTCCTGAATGGCGAAATCGGGACGTTCCGTGGGTTCCGCTTCATGGAGACGAACCGCCTCAACAACGGGTCCATCGACGAGGTCGTGGCCTGTGGTCCTGAGGCATACGTCGCGGGCGACTTCCAGACGATGGAGGCGTACCGCGTCGGTCGCGGTGGCGACCACGCCGACCCGCTGGCGCAGCGCGCCATCATGGGCTGGAAGGGCATGTTCGGCTTCACCCTCGTCGCGTTCGACGGCACCCCCGCCATGGGTCCTTCGACCAACGCGACCGGGACGAAGATGTTCACGGCCGCGCTGGTCCCGACCCCGTAGCCGGGCGTTTCCCGGGAGTACGATACGAGCCGTGGCCTTCGGGTCACGGCTCGTCCTCTGAGGGGTGCTGATGGCAACGCTCGCCGAACTGACTGACGGCGTCTACCGCGACCTCGCCGACGAGGCGAAGGAGGTCTTCTCCGTCCTTCAGGTCGAGGACTTCATCCGTGGCGGCATCGCGGAACTGAACCGCGTGGCCCCATCGGACACCTTCCTGATGCTGCCGCTGGTCGTCGACCCCGACACCGGCATCGTCACCCAGTTCCTGTACGACATCGCCATCGAACTGCCCTACTCGGTCGAGGTGGAGCGCATGTCCGACGGCGCGCGCTGGTCGCTCTCGTCACCGGGTGACGGTGGCCTGATGGACCCGCAGGGCGGCTACACCTTCCGCAAGACCGCTGCGGGCGGCACCATCGAGTTCCCGGCGTGGTACCTGCGCCAGTTCGATGCGGCCACGCTGGGCATCCGGGTGACCGGCTACGCCGTCCGGCCCCTGCCCTTCACGGTCGATGGCGACCCGAGCCCCGAGGTCGGGCTCAGCGCCGAGGAGGAGTACAGCGTCCGGTCCTACGCCAAGGCCGAGGGCTACGACCTGCTGGCCCACGACCGGAGCGTGTTCGCCCAGTGGCAGGGCCAGACCAACAACACGGACGTCAGCCCGACCCAGATGATGCAGATGGCGGGGAACGCCAAGAGCGAGTGGGACCGCCAGCGAGGACTGATTCGAACCGTCCGCCGCTACTGGTGACCTGATGGACATCAGCAAGCCCATCGTCTACCGGAGCGTGGACCTGAACAGCGTGCTGCTGGAGACGGGTCGCGTGCTGCGCGGCATCTCGGTCGAGAACATCGACTACTCCGACGTCGAGGCGGTGGGCTACACCGAGAAGCGCGCAGCGGCTGACGGCATGCACGCCTCGGATGTCTATCTCGGGGCGCGTGGCGTGAACCTGAGCGGGCACGTGTATGCCACGGACCTTGCCGAGATGTTCGACTACATGCACGTGTTGCGCTCCGTGCTCAGCCCGACCAGCGCCTATCAGGAGAGCCCGGGCGACCGGGGCTTCCTGCCCATGCGCTTCCAGCAGCCGACGCTGGACGAGGAGTCGTTCCCGGGCGGGGCCGTCCTGCTGTACATGAACCTGCGCCCGCTGGGCAACGTGCGTTTCCAGATAACCCGTGACCGGATGGACAGCAGCAAGCAGTCGAACGGCACTCGACCGACGGCCATCCCGTGGCAGGCCCGGCTGATGGCGAAGGACCCGAGGGTGTACGTGGACCCGGCCCAGACCGTCAGCCTCGTGGGCGGACCCCATGCGCTCACGACCGGTGCGGCCATCAACCGGGGCGACTACGAGACGCCGCTCAACATCCTGCTCGCCATCGGGGCACTGCCCGGTGCGGCCAAGACCTTCCACCTGACCGGCCTCAACGGCATCGACATGACCATCACCATCGAGAACAAGGCCAACACCGTGTACCGATGGTTCGGCGATGACCGTGTGCTGATGACGCAGGACGTCACGGGTGGTGCGGACACCGCGCCGTTCGTGCTGCGGATGGACTTGGTGACGTTCGCCACGCGCAACCGTCGGCCCATGGTCCCGGCCTCCATCAACCCACCGAGCCGCCCGTTCAGCACCGCCTTCCAGTATTCCTCCACGGCCGTCTTCGGGGCGGGCTCCCGCCTGTTCTGGAGCGAGGCGTTCGCCTGACATGGCGCTGACGAGGAAGTTCCCGTCAGAGCGGTCCAAGCAGGTCCGGCGCAACAAGGCGGGGTCGAAGCAGGGCAGCGGTGACGACCGGCACATGCTCGTGGGCTCGACCGGGTCGGGCTCGTCCGAGTACCTGTACCGCTCGCTGGTCCGCTACACCCCGAACTGGTCGGGGATGGCCCGCATCATCAAGATTGAGGCCGTCTTCCGCACCGACGATGACTCGTCGCACTTCCCGCTGGGCAGCAAGCCGCGCTCGCGCATCCAGCGCCTGACCGAGACGTTCAGCGACGGCTCCAACCCCGAGAACGTGTGGACGTCGGGCGAGTACCAGTGGCCGTCCTCGGCCGGAGCCGTCGAGTTCGACAGCCCCATCAACCCGTCGACCAGTCTGCCCACGGACGAGGCGTGGGTGTTCGTGGACGTCACCGCGCTGTTGAAGCCCATCGTGCCCAAGTCCATCCGTATGCCGGACGGCACGGTCGGTGGGGGCGGCTCGTTCTTCGGCCTGCTGGTGCGCGCCCCGGGTGACGAGACATCGAACGCCCAGCGCATGGTCTTCCACGCCTTCGACACGTCGGGCTCGACCTCCGACCCGTACATCTGGGTGACCTACGACCCGGTCAACCAGCCGCCGACCGCGCCCACGCTGACCGCACCCGCACTCACCGACGTGTCCTTCGGCGACTCGTTCGAAGGCACCCATCACGACCCCGAACTCGACCCCATGGCCGCACGTGACATCGAGGTGTGGAAGGCGGGCGAGACGGGAGATGCAGGGAAGACGTACGTATGGAAACTTCCAGCCAGTCTCCAGTCCGCCGCCTCGGACGAAACCCAACTCGGGACCTTCTCGGTTCCGCTTTCACTCGCGGTCGGGGCGCTGAAGTTGCAGACCGCCTACGAGTGGCGCGCACGGACGAAGGACCCGGCCGGGCTCTGGGGACCGTTCTCGGCAGTCCGCGCCCTTCGTATCACAAGTTCGGCCCCGGCCGTCGTGGCGACCCCCTTCACGACGGTCGACGCGATGAACGAAGTGCTCTTCGGCGGGACGTACTCCGACCCGGAGAACGACCTGCTGGCGAAGTTCGTCATCCAGATGCAGGCGGCTTCCGCGCACACGGACGCGGCGTTCGCCGACTCGGCGCAGTACGTGTGGACGACCGGGGAGACGCTGCCGACCGCCGATGAGGTCACATCCAAGGTCATCGCCCGGCTGTACGGCGGCAAGGCCCTCACCCCGGGCTTCTTCACCTACCGCATCCGGGTCCAAGACGACAGCGGGGTCTGGTCGACGTGGTCCTACGACGACTTCCAACTGACCACGGCCTTCGACCCGGAGCCGGGCAACCCGACCCTGACCACGCAGGTCGCGCGCATCGCCCCGGTCCGCATCGCGCTGTACCGGATGGGCGCGCTGCGCGGCATCGGTGCGCTCATCGGCTACATCGACGACCCCATGGACCTCGGCGCATCGGGCTTCCTCAACGGTGGCGGCGAGGTCTACTGGAGCCTGCCTGCGCTGCATCCGTACTGCCCCGAAATCGAGCCGCACCAGACGCACTACGCGGTCGAGTCTTACACGGGCGACCGGTACGCGGTGAAGTTCGCGGGCATCGTCACCGACTTCGACGCCGACCCCGAGACGGTCACCTTCTACGGGTCGGACTACCTGAGCCTGCTCCAGACGGCCGTGGACGAGCGCTACAACCCGGACAAGCCGGACGTGGCCGCTGACGGCAACGGTGGCGGTGGCTCGCGCTACCCGGACAAGACCCTCGACTTCATCATCAAGGACCAGTTGCGCTACCACAAGGCGCTGGCGAACAGCCCGGTGGGCTTCATCACGCTGGGCACGATGACCGCACTGGCCGAGCGAGCGACCATCTACTCGACGTACACCGAGGCGCTGCCGTTCATCAGTGGCCTCATCGACTCACACAAGCAGGGCACCGGCCGCGAGTGCCGCTTCTACGCCCGCCCGACATCCAACACCTACCTCAACTGGGAGTGGGCGCTCATCGACAACTGGGGCAAGGACCGCCCCAACATCCGGCTGGAGTACGGCGGACTGCTCAGCGACTTCCGGGTGGTCGCGCTGGGCGACTTCGGAACGCGGGTGCTGGGCGTCGGCCAGAAGCGCGGTGAGGTCAAGGTCTACCGCAAGACGGGCACGGGCGGGCTGCC